ATGCTTGAACAAGAGAATACGAGCTTGAAAGCACAACTAAAAATATATATTGAAGAGTATGGACAATTGCAATTGCAAGGACAACTAATACAACCACAAAAACCTGGACACTTTCAGCCTTTAACGCCTACAAATATATATGCACCTGACTATGCACAAAGAATTGGTATTAAACCTCGCGCCACAACATCTGCCAATATTGGAATGGGTGGTGTCAAAAAAAATATGTTTTAATGTAACTATAAATTCCTTTAAACTTTAGGATTATTTGCCAATATTATTTTGCACATAATCTATAACCTATTCACAACACAGCCTATGTATTTTTGTGAATATACAAAGGAAGAAAAGGAAGAAGTTGCCAAACAGCTAAAAAATTACTCATTTGATCATTGTGCTACAGACTATAACAAACTTAAAACTGCATACCAGGAGGGAAAACTCTATGAAATAAAACCACTCTCCCTAGTTGGAATTAAATTTGTTGAGCATTTCACTTATCCAGAGCTTCTCAATACAAAATCCAAACAAGGACTCTCTTTTTATGACTTCTGGTATCATAAAGAAAAATATATGAATCGTGATAACTCCACCAAAAACCTAATTGAGTACATTAAAAAAGAAAAACCCAAGTTGAACGAGATTAAGCAGGCTAAAAAAGTTTTCAATATTTACTACGGCAGTATTGACGTTTTTCGCCCCACAATTGCAATGAAAATCTACGACAAATTTAAACCAACGTGCGTACTTGACTTTACTATGGGTTGGGGTGGCCGACTTGTAGGATTCTCTGCTACAAATTTACCCAAATACATTGGTATAGACTACAATAAGAATTTGGAAGAACCTTATCAAAATATGTGCAAGTATTTAGAGAAAGAATCGGCGACGCAATGTGATCTTTATTTTCAAAATGCATTAACGGTGGATTACTCAAGTCTTGAGTATGACATGGTATTCACGTCTCCACCATTTTATAACAAAGAGATTTACGGAGATAAACAGGACAGCAGACCCAAGGAAGAATGGAATGAGGGATTTTATAAACCACTCTTCCAGAAAACATGGGATAACCTTAAAAGTGGTGGACATTATTGTTTAAATGTTCCTGCAACGCTATACGAAACCATTTGTATTCCCATCTTTGGCAATGCAAATGAAATGCTAGAAATGAATAAATTTAGCAGGACACTTCCAGCAAGAGAAACAGAAAGAAAAAATGTTGGACAAAAATATAAAGAATACATCTATATTTGGAAAAAGAATTAAACAAATATTTTCATGATTAATGTATAACACGGTTAAACATGAAAAGCATTACTGATATAAAACATGCATCCTATATTAATCTTTTAAAACGCACTGATAGGAAGAAACATGTGGAAGAACAGTTATCTTCTGTCGGCATGGTTGGTACAAGGTTTAATGCAATTGAAATTACAAATGGTGCACTTGGATGTAGTCTAAGTCATTTAAAATGTTTAAAGAATGCATTTGATAATGATTTGCCTCACATTTTAATATGCGAAGATGACATTACATTTTTGCAACCAGAAGTATTTGTTAGACAACTCAATAAATTTTTAGAGTTGCATGGAGAAGATGACAGTTGGGATGTATTATTACTTGCAGGAAATAATGTACCCCCTTACAAAGTAATAGATGATACATGCGTTCAAGTTAGACACTGTCAAACAACAACAGGCTACATTGTTAAAAAGCATTACTACAGAACATTAATGATAAATATACAAGAAGGCATCAATCTTTTTCTAAAAAATCCTAAGCTTGGATTTTACTATGCAATTGACAAATATTGGTTATCATTGCAAAAAACTGATAAATGGTTACTATTGACTCCGTTAACAGTGGTTCAAAAAGATGATTATAGTGACATTGAAAAAAAGGTTACAAACTATAGCAAGTTAATGTTGGATTTAGATAAGACTCATTTACAAAAAAAATAATTATTATGTGCAACTAAATTTTTTAGTTTAGCGTAACTTAGTTTAACTTAGCTATAAAGATCTTCATCCCATTCGCTATCTACTGCAGGTGTCTTGGTCTCTTCAAACTTAGGTTCATTGAGCAATCCTTTATCTTTTAAAGAGTTGTAAATAATCCGTCTAACTTGATCTTTTTGACTGAATGTTTGCGGAGAGGATACAATAATCGGCATCTTGCGAATGTCATGCAAGAATTGGCATCTTTCCAACGCTTCATTTGCCGTCAATCCATACATCAAATGAAGCATAAGACAAACCATGATACCTGTTCTTCCATGACCTCCCCAGCAATGTAGGTAAACAACTTCGCCATCATAAATGGCTTTCACAAGATCTTTTGCCAAATTGAATACAATCTCATCAGCCACTGTGCTGCAGTCTTTAATGGGACAGTGATCAAATGTCATATTAACCACATCTGTATTCAATGTAGGATGAATGTCCTTATTTTCCATAATCCTTTGCACGTCTGCAAAGTATGGTCTTACTGCACTTGCTCTTACATGCAAATTTTTTCGCCAATCTTCTTCTTTAATGGCTATATTATATTCTTCTTGCATGCAAACAAACTTGCTAACTCCAGTATTCAGGATCTTTATAAGAGCTCTTTCTGTTTCAAGGTCACTGATATAGCCTGGAAATGCTCCTGCAATAAGCTTGCCAGGAACAACCCAGTTGCTTTCCGCTATAGGGCCAAAGATGTCTTCTCGGTTTATTTCGTTTAAAGAAATTAGTCCAGAGAATGTAGTGGTTGTAAAATCAATCGTGATTGTTCTTTTTCTCAATAATTGTTTTGGCAGTTCTTTTTCACATGGGAAATCAATTGGCGGCACAACTTCTTGTTTAATTTGGTCTTCTTCTACAAATGCGCTCATATTGATATGGCTGGGTCTATATATAGTTATGTAGTCAATTTAAATCCTTGTTAAAAGGTTTCAATTTTATTTGGAATTCTTAATCTAAAAATTATGCATGTCAATATAATTATACTTTAAAATAATCACAATTGAGCCAGCTACTGTCGGTTTTTAAACGATTCTTTTCCATTTCCCCAATAAAGCTTTGATCAATGGTTATAAAATCATTTTTCATGCTAATAATATCATTTACAATGTTTTGTTTCAAATTTTTTAACACTTCTACTTTTTCCAACTCTTTTTGAGTCAGTGTACTTTTACTTTGCAAAGAAATAGATTCATTCATAATGTCTTTTAAAATGTTTGTCAACCTCATTTCCTTGGTTGTTATTTTTTTAACCTCTGCAAATATATTCATATTTGACAACAATGGGTAGTTATGTCTTACGCGTTCTGGTATAATAAACTTGTTGGTTTCTTTAATTTCTGTAACATCCTTTTCCACCTTTTCTATAACTGCTGCCAATACAGAGGAAGAACAAACAACAAATAATTGTTTTCCAGAACTAAATTCCACATATGATTGTAATTTATCAAATTTATATGCGCTCGTTCTATGTGCTTCTGCTCTAGCATCCAACTTTAAATAGTTTACAAGAGCTAGAAGAAAGGCAGTAATCGCTCCTAGTCCACTAACAGCTATTTTTCCGTATGATACATTGTCCAAGATCAATGTTAAGATACTGCATAAAACTGTTATAAATATAGATGGGAGCATTAAAACTGTTAATCGTTGTTCACAAACAGTTTTTGCCTCGGTGTAAAGAATTTTTTGGCCTTTCAAATAAACAGCAATAATATCGCAAATAGTTGAATAGTTTGTATGTTTTGTAGAGTTATATTGCCTGATTAATTCATCATCCACTTCTCTATATGTATATGTTATTTCAGCCTCTTGTATTTCTAATGATTTAGGTGGTTCCACTGAAAGAGAAGTTTTTATTTCTTCTGTTGCTTCTGTTACTTCTGTTGCTTCTGTTTCTCTTGTTATACCTGCATTTTGCATCTGCAACTCAATGTCTTCCATTCCAGTAGGACCTACTATAGTTAATACTATATTTTGACTAGGTGTACTTTCTTCTTCCATTTAATATATATTTAATATATAATGACAAGAAGACCTTTACCAATTGACGCACCTACAACGGAAGAAAAACCTAAACCACCGCAATCTCTTTTGCCTACAAATAGCAATAATTCTAGAATTATGCCTTTAACTGAGAATAGACCAGAAACTCCACAAATAATTGCACATGATAACTTAGTCATTAAGCCTAAACCTAAACCAAAATTTTAAACTTTATAAAAAAATATTATATAACGGTAATATAAATATGGGAAATTCACAAAGCTCACCTTCACAAAATTCTGGGTTTGATTTAAATCAAGCTATAATAGGAGCAGTCCTACCAATCGGAGGAGGTCAATGCGGTAGACTGGGGCCTATGGCAGTAACAGGGAATAGCCAACGTATCCCTGAAAAAAAGGAAGAGGAATCTATTCAACTTATTGATCAAACTAAGGGTGCAGCTCAAAGTTTCAAAAAAAGACCACCTATTTAACTAACATTACAATTCTTCTATAAAAATTGTAATGGTGTCCCTATAAATATTATTTTTTAATAGACGTTGGTTTTTCATATTTCCTTTTAGATTCTTCTCCACATTCAAGACAAATAATATTTTTTCTATAACAATATGCACACATTTGTGCAATACATTTTTTATTTATACAAGTATTGACCAAATCAGTTGGCGATAAAAGTAGCGCTTCTGCTTGCATTACTATTTGCCAACATTGTTCCTCATCTTTATAAAAATGTTTATCAATGTATGCTAATAATTTTGCGTCTATTTTCTTTTTTTTTTCAGTATATTCATCATTTGTTTTTGTTATTTCTATATCATTATTGCAAACAGAACACTTCATTTAAACTAATGGCATAATACTCTAGTTTGTCTTTATGTCGTTTTACAATGCAGTTTACCAAGTAAAATATATTTCATCTAGGTAAATAAAACAATAACATTGTTTATAACTACCCTACATGAATGTAGGGAAACTCCATATTCGCCTACATACATGTAGGACAAATCTGTTAAAAACTGTTCACTAACACCCTACATCCATGTAGGCGCACCCTACATCATGTAGGCGAGCGTTTGAAAATAATTTTTAAAAATCTCCCTACACGATGTAGGCAAATGCAAACTTTTCATAATTTCAAAACTATTTTCGCCAAAGTGATTTTGGACATTTATTTTTGTCCATTTTCGAATTCTGAAAATACTTTTGGGATTTTTTTTCTTTGTGTTTTTGAAAAAGTGACTTGAGAGCATAATGCTCTAATTTTTATTTTTCAGTTGAAAAAATTGTGACTGAACTTTTTTTTGAAAAATTGGACCTCCCAAAAAGTTGATCTCTCGGCATTTTTTATTTAGCCAAAAATGGCTGACCGTTTAAAAATTTGATTTTTTATCAAATTAGAATATAGAGACATATGGATAATATTACCATAACTAAAAAAAGTATGTCAACAAATTGTGACGATGAGAAAAATGGACTTACTTGGCATGATGCCGAGATTAAAAATGTATTTGTATGCGAATCATGTGACTTTAAATGCAGTAAACAAAGCAATTATAATTCTCATTTATTAACCGCAAAACACAAAAAGCTTACCTTGGCTGCTAAAAAAATGCCAAAAAATGCCGAGGAAAAATGTTACTATTGTATGTGTGGAAAAGAATATATACATAAACAAAGTTTATTTAAACATAAAAAAAAATGTTGTGTTTATAAAGAAATACCAACAGCAGATGAAACTGCAGCAATAGTGTTTCAAAATCCTTCAACAATTCCAACTGAAATGGTAGTTGAACTGATTAAACAAAATTGCGAGTTTAAACAAATTTTGCTGGAGCAAAATAACAAACTCATTGAATATGCATCCAAGCCCACAACAATTAATAATAATAATAATAACACTCATAACACATTAAATAACAATTTTAATATGAATTTCTTTCTCAATGAGACGTGTAAAGATGCAATGAATTTGACAGATTTTGTAGATTCGTTGGCAATCACCTTCTCAGATTTGGAAAAGACTGGAAAACTGGGTTATGAAGAAGGTATCTCACAGATATTTATTAATGGATTGAAGAAATTAGACGTGTCAAAACGCCCCATACATTGCACAGATTCAAAACGTGAGCGTTTATATGTAAGAGATAAAGACAACTGGGAAAAGGATCAGGAAAAAGAACGCATAAGAAAGGCTATAAGGAAGGTTGCCAATAAGAATGTGAATCAAATTGCGGACTGGATAGAGGCCAATCCAGATTCCCAAGACTATCATTCAAAAAAAAACGATCAATACTTGAACATTGTTCTCAAATCAACTGGTGGGAGTACAAAGGAGGAAGAAGAAAAGCGCATAAATAAGGTTATAACCAAGGTCGCCAAGGAGGTTCTAATTGAGAAGGATCAATTATCTTAAATTTTTCAACTTAAAGGTCTTTAAGTTGAAAACTCGGTATAATCATTTAATCAGTACTTTTAGGGATTGTAAATGTATAGATTAAATTATATAGATTTAGCGTGTTATATAAATAATGAATGTTTTTGTGGGGACAAAATCAAACCCTTCATTTTTAGTAGAAATAAATGAGAAAACTATTGCAATTTATCAAGCAGATAGGATAAGTAAGGCCGACGTGACCTTGGATTTTTATGAAACCTATGCACTTGGAAAAAAAGTATTAGAAACAGAATATAAAATAATCCAATTCCCTGAAAAACCACCAACTGAATATAAAAAGGCATCATATGAATCATTTATTGTTGATACAATGGAAATTATAACCAAAAAGGAAAAGATTGTAGTTCAGCGCTCTATTTCAATTGAAAATCTGTAAAATGCGTAGATGTATCAATATTTAAAATAGTCTTTTTGAATATTGGATTCAAATGATATCCCATGGCATAATCTTCCAGACACTCGCCCATAATTGAACCCCGTTTTTGCAAAAGAGACTTTGCGGCTTCTATAGAAAGCGTGTAAAAACGACCGCTACAATATTGTGTGGGGTATACTATTAATGGATTAGGTAGTTCTGGATGAATTTTTCCGTAATCGCTCAAATATGGAGTTTTTACATCTACTACGTGTCCACCATAATGTACCTTTGGTTTCTTTTCTTCCAATACGCTAACCATATTTGAGAAAAAACTGGAAGGATCCTTTAAATCTTGATCATCATCCGTTTTAAAAATGTATTTTAGATATGAAAATTCATTTATAGCCGCATTGTATGCAGCAATTACTTTTTTTGGCAAAGAAACATAATCATCCGCCGTTTTAACATACAAAATATAATCATTTAAATCAAACAAATAGTCTTGTTTTAACTTTTCGTCACCAATTACGTGAAAATATGGAATTTTTACAGAATCATGATCTTTTAACCATGTATTTTTTTGATGAGTTGCCTTATTTATGTATTTTTTGCAATTCAAGATGAGCAATATATATTCTATGGGTTGATCCATTATAGAATAAAATAATAGACTGTGTTTATTATTTTATTTTTATTATTTATTATTTTTAACCTACTTCTAATTTATTTCTTATTCTTATTCTTATTTTTACCTCTTGTGCGTCTAGATTTTATTTTTCTAGTTTTAGTTTTAGTTTTACGAGCCTTTCTACTTTTCTTTAATTTTTGTTTTCTGGTTTTTTGTTTTCTTCTTTTTCCACCTCTTTCTTCTTCTCCTCCTTCTTCTCCTTCTTCTTCTTCATAAAATCCACCACCAGCACTAGCAGTAGCACTAGCAGCACCAGGGTCTTCTTCTAAAACAGCAAAGGTTCTTAAACTTGATTCTATTTCTTGTAAATGATCTAACTCTTGACTTTCAATTTCATCTAACCCGACTTTTTGAGCTTTTATCTCTAATTCTTTCAATCTATCAAGTTTTTCTAATGCAGCAAAAATCATATATGTTTGTAACGTTTCTGCATATTCTAGTTCAGTTTGGGAAGGTTCGCTAAGTTTTGTTTTCATTTCGTGTATAAGTTTTCCATATTCTTTTAGTATAGCCTCATTTGTAAATCCAGCGTCTAATAAATATCTTCCAAGCTCGTCATAATAGTTTTTTAAAACTGCTTCTCTAATTTCTGTTCCACTAATAGTATATTGACTTTGCCTAGAATTTAAAACAAAATCTACCCCTGTAAAACCACTTAAATTTTTAAATGTTGTTGCATATTTATTATAATCATTTCCTTGTTTATCTTTTTCTAATCCAGTTACCATAACTAGATTTTTCTGTCCAGGAAAACTTTTTCCTACCGCTGCAACTGTAGAGAAAAGATTGGTAAGGGGAAAAAGTTTAATATCTAATGCATCTAATTTTTCCCTAACTTCAGTTGGATTAAATTCATTTTTTATTAATAAAGCAACAATTTGTTCTTTTAAAGTTGGTATCAACGTCCTAATCATTCTTGCTTTTGATTCAGGCGACAATGGATTTTTGTCATCATCTTCTTTGGTTGAATAGCTAATAGCAATATTGTCCGTTCCCAATAATAATGCAACCATCATTAATCTAAATATTAATCCTGGATGTCCCCCAACACCATGTTCCGCATCAATCTTTGGAACCAATCCTTGAAATCTTCCATTTGCAAATACTACTGCATTTGGCATTTGAGGTACATCCTCTTTTTGCAACCAATCATTCAAATCTGGTTCTGCAAGTTCTGGTTGGACTTCAAATAAAATTAATCGCAATCTTTCTGCAAATGTCTGTAATTTACTTTCTTTTTGACTAGATCCTCCTGAATCGCCTTCTGCTGGTCTTTTTTCACCTCCTCCTCCTGCAGATGAACTTGATTTTGACATATTTACAATATATAATATTCATATATAAAAATTATATTTAGAATTAAAAATTAGTGCTTAATCCATGATTCAGGTATAAGATCATCAATTGCTATTTTATTATTTTCCTGTGAAAACCACTGACCAGGATAACAAACAATTTTATTTTCCCCTGAATTCAAATAAGCTCCCCACCAACTAAACGTACTATTTGCAATAATATTGTGTCTGCAACAACTCATCATTAGCATCTGCTGCCAATCGTCAATACGGGGATCTGCGCGCACAAACACATAATGAGGAAACTCTGTCTCTAATTGCAAAACAATTTGTAAAACTTCTTCCAAATCATGTTCCTCGCAAAAATAGACTACTGTCGTTGCTCCACTTTGAAATGCTTTTTCTTCCCTTGTTTCACTTTCAAGAACAGTTTTAAGAGAATCTTTATAGTACCCGAGCCCCAAAATGTTGTATTGATCCTGAAGGTTCTTGTAATCACCTATGCGAAAATGCATACTTACGCAATTTTCAAGGGATTCGCGCAAAAAACTGCGAACAAATCCACGGACTTCTTCCTTTTGTTTTTCAAGGCGAATCATCCTGCAAATTTGCTGAAAATATGCATCAAAATATTTCCAGCTTTGAAAGTATCCGTAAAGCATGCAAACCATTGATCTATCATTGTGTGGTTTATCTAATGCCGAATATGAAAACCCAGACTCCTTCACAGTATACCCAATGGCAATATCCTTGTCCTTTTTCAAAAAAGGTGCAAGAGCTCCCAATAAAGTATTCCAATATGTTTTCCGCGTTTTTGTTGCACCTTGCCCAATAGTTTTTGCATCTAAAAATACAAATGGTTGTCTAAGCTCAAGTGCATACGCAATAGTTGTAAAAATTTGAAACAGCTGATTGCCGAGTCCTCCCATTAGATTACACGTGATCATAAGTATTCTAATAAATAATATAGGACAAAAGTTCTATATTATTTTATACAATGATTATTTTACTTTTTAACATCTGTATTTTTATTATTTGTTATTTCTATTTTTTCCAATGCATACTGACCACACGGGCCACAATGGTCTTCATTTGATAAATCTATTTTAGTGTTCATTTGAGTATTACAGTTTTCTATTCTCCATCTACCAACGGGTTTTGGTAACTCTTTTGGCATAAATCTTTTTATGATAGTAGTTATGAATTTCATGTTGTATAAATTACTATTTTTATGTTTAAGTATGTTTCATATAAAAATCTGCCTTTAAACTAAAAATCCGCCGTAAGCTCAAACATATCATCAGCCTTTGACTTATTTGCCAATGCATAATCGGAAACTGTTTTTTCAAAGAAATTGGTTTTGCCCTCAAGACTGATAAGCTCCATAAAATCAAAAGGGTTTGCGACATTGTAAATCTTATCATAACCAAGTTGCAAAGAAAGGCGATCAGCCATAAATTGAATGTATTGCGTCATAAGTGTGGAATTCATGCCAATCAAACGGCATGGAAGTGCCTCACAAATAAACTCAATCTCAATTTCTACGGCCTCTTTAATGATTTCAAGAAATCGCGCCTTGCTCGTCTTTTTCACAAGCTTATTGTATAGAAGAACAGCAAATTCAGTGTGAAGTGCCTCATCCCTAGAAATAAGCTCATTGGAAAACGTGAGTCCAGGCATAAGCCCGCGCTTCTTCAACCAGTAAATGCTGCAAAATGCACCGCTGAAAAAGATACCCTCAACACATGCAAATGCGATTAGGCGAGTGGAAAAGCTACTACGGTTATCATGGATCCACTTTTGCGCCCATTGCGCCTTCTTTTTAATGCAAGGAAAATGTTCAATAGCCGAAAACAATTTTTCTTTTTCCGCACTGCTTTTGATGTAAGATTCAATGAGCGTGCTGTAAGTTTCACTGTGAATATTTTCCATGGCAATTTGAAATCCATAGAATGCGCGCGCCTCAGCAAGTTGCACGTCGCCCATAAAACGCGTAGCCAGATTTTCCAACACGATACCATCACTCGCGGCAAAAAACGCCAAAATCATTGAAATAAAATATCTTTCCTCTGCAGATAAGCTGTCCCAATGAGCCTGATCTTTTGATAAATCAATCTCCTCTGCTCTCCAAAAACAGTCAATTTGTTTCTTGTACATTTGCCATATGCTTTGGTCTTTAATTGGAAACATTACAAACCTGTTATCATCAGGTGTAAGTAGAGGTTCGTTGTTTAGTCTTGACATCCTAAATAATATATAGCGAAGATTTTATATTTTTTTAATATAGATTGTAAAAATCCAAATCCTTAATTATATATGCAAAATACCTTAACTTTAACGTGTTAAAAAAGAAAAATATTTACATTATTGCATAAAAGGGGGAACCCATGAATTACACGCAGTTTATTTTTAAGACTGACGAGCGCAGCGCAATGTTAGAAATATTAAAAAATGTAACAGAAATTGCATCAAAAAATTAAAATTAAAAATAAATTATGTATTTATTATATACGTGATATATAATGAATTTAACATTAGCAGAAAGAGACAGTTATTTATATCAAATAGAAAGGCAAGTGGAAGCAAAAAGAAAGCTGCTGTTGAAAAAAAAGAAGTTGCTGGATAAAAAAATTCAAAAAAATGAGTTTTTGGAAGCCGCAAAGGAAGACTATAATCTATACCTTGAAAATGTGATTAAGGAAACAATGGACCAGTATATGGCTTTAAAAATAATTGCAGACCACATAGATAACATAATAGAAGACGGGATTAAGGAAGAAACAATGACAAAAGATGATCTTAAAAATGCAAAAAAAGAGCACAAAGAAATTGTTGAAGAGATGAATAAGATTAAAACACTGCTGGACACAATGTTAAAACAATAATTAATCAGTTGCACATTTAAACTAATTTATGTTTACCCTTGAATTTGCGATAGCATACCACAAATACTAGGCACTACATTTAAGCCCGTTGGCCACGTTCCATGGATCTCTCTATAAAATATGCTACTAATTCGTGAACGTTCCCCAATAATGCGTCGTCTTTCATTAAAAACCGTTCTCCATCTGCGTTGTATTAACTTGATCCACATTGTTTTGATTACTGCGACGCATTCTCCATCAGGAAGATAAGAACATTTAACAATTTGAGGAGAAATGTAATCCTCTCTAGCAATAATATTTTTGTAATTTTTAATAATAGAATGGGATATATTTGACTGTTGCGCTAGTCTTCTATATACCTGCGAATACTGTTTTACAATGTCATTTAGCATTCGTGACAAGATTTCATTGCCGCTGAATCTTTGAATCACAAGATACTGACTATTAATAAAATAATTATTAGATCCATGAATTTTGCCATTGTACAATTCGCACAATGCAAGATAGCACTTACCTGAATCTGCTGGTAAATATTCATCAACAGATTCATCGTCTTCATAAAAGTCGTTATTCTCATCATAATCCTCGTCTTCACTTTCAGGTTCTTGCCGTTGCAAGTTAAATTCATAATCTTGATTTCCAAAATTCATTCTCGGGGGCATAGTGCATATGTGTGAATTAAGGTGATTATAATAATTCTTAATCATTTTTTTTTTAAAGATTATATATATAATGAAATTTGAAAAGTCAGTTAAAAAGGTATTTACAAGCAAATATTTCTTATACTTTCTTCTTGTTTTAGCCGTAACAAATCTTTTGGGCTATTTAATGATGAAGAAGTTCAATGCTATTGCAGTATTCTTAATTGTTGGAGTATTGATGCATTACTTTAGTAAAAATATGTCTGTTATTTTATTGGTTTGTTTAGTAGTGACAAATTTACTCATGTCTAGAAGTTTTTTTAAGGAGGGTATGGAGAATGGCGACAAGCCTGCAACTGTAACTGACAAGCCTGCGACTACAACTGATATGCCCATGACTGCTAAGCCTGCACCTACACCTGCAAAAAAAGCAGTTGTCAAGCCTGCAACTGCAAAAAAGACAGATTCTTCCACTACCGTGATTACTGGGCCTGCGGAAAGTGAGGAAGATGCCCCAGTGGGACAAGATGCTCTTTCAACTGTTAATGGTGCTAAACCAGACTATGCTCAAACTATGACTGAAAATTACCAAGCTTTAAATAGTATGTTGGATCCTGAAGCAATGCAAAACCTTACAAAAGAGACAATGACGCTTATGAGTGAACAAAAAAAATTATTTCAATCAATGCAAGACATGACCCCACTTCTTAAGCAAGCAAAAGAAGTGTTGTCTGGAATGGATATGAGCAACTTACAAGGTTTAGGTGATATGGTAAAGAGTTTTGCTGCGGCAAAGCCTTAAGCTTTAAATCAAAAATTATATCTTTCAAAAATTTATCATATTTCTAATCTATCTAATATATAAGAAATATGCGAATCATTAAAAATGCCAATGCAATGAAAAAGTGTCCGCCTGGCGTAATTTGTGTTGAAAATGTAACTATGTTTTTTTTAGCAATCATCATATTTATTGTTGGTTACATGGTATACATTCATTTTTTAAAGTCTCCATCTTCATCTCAAAAAACAATGACCCAAACAGAAAAAATTATTATTAACCAAAGGCCCGCCGAAAGAGCTCCACGAGGAGGATACTATGGCGAATCCTATAATCAAGGGCTCTTTAGCATGTTTATGCGTCCAAATTATGGATACACTAATTTGCCAGGCGACGTTTTATTAAACCCCTACGCGCCACCATTAAAGGATGAGCGTTATTTGGTACCAGAAGTTAGTTATTACCCCCCAGGTGCTGTACCTATCAACATTTCAACTAATGTGGGTGCGGTAAACACAAACTATAGACAAGTGGGGATCTTGACGCCTTTAAATGGTCCCACTAAGATTCTTCCATTGATGGGTAGACCCCTTTTCACCAATAGGGACAAATGGCAATATTATACTTTAAGTGAGCCAAACAACATTAAGCTTCCTGTAGTAAAAAATGGTAGAAGTTGCACAAATGAATATGGTTGTGACAATTTATATAATGGTGATACAATTTACGTTGAGGGATATAATGATGCATTTAAAGTGACTGTTTACGATAATGACACCATTCGTTACATTCCTGCCATATAAAGTTTTTAGTTGATTTCAAGGACGCCAATACAGACATCATCATAACCTCCGCCCATGTTTGTTTCTTGTCCTTGCTCCATTTTGCTCTCATCCTCAACGTAGAGCCAATTTTGCTTCCATCGGCCAACAAATTTGTCAAGAAGTTGTTGAGCACTTAGCGTCTGCATATCGCGATTATCATCAACATTGTCATTAATTTTCATGTCGGCAACGCCGTCTGAGTACACACAGACGCGCACTTTTTGTCCTGGTGTATAAGGAATATATGTTTTTGTAGGCTTAAACCCCGTCATGTTTTCATGACCAAGAGCCATTGTTGGAACAAGGTGTTTTCCGTTCCTGAATATGCAGACAGGATTAGAAGAGTATGTTATATGTGCGGGGGACAAAACCTTGAGAGTTTGGCCTTTCTGGAATGGTATCAGTGGATGCTCATATAACTTGGCTCTCTCCAGCTCTTCCAAATTTGCATCAGCTCTGGTGTGTGGGTTGCTGCAAAATGCTAGACTACCATCAATGTAAACCTCGGCCTGTGAATCTCCGACATTTACAATCTCAATGCATCCACGATCTTCTAACACTCGTGCAAAGCAAAGTGTGCTGCCGCTTTCACTGTATCTTCTACTCTTTTCTTCTACTAGGCGGTGAATCTCCTCGGCGGGATTTTCTAGCTGCATGATGGCCATGTAGTCAAGCGTTTCCAGAAAGTGGATACAATCATCGTATCCATGACCATCTTGCACCATGACCCAATTTTTACCCGTGTAAATGCGATCCTGGCGCTTGCCAATCAATGCTATGGCAGAATCAGTTGTTATAATTGGCTTTGGAGCTGTTTCGCCCAGTTCTATTTCATCCAATCCATCTTCAGATGGCCCCCAACCAATTTCATCCTCTTGCTCGTGGAAAATCTCCACCGCAGTTATCATGTCATCAATGGTAAGGGCAACACCATCAACGACCTCTTGTTCAGCGGAAACAAACTCCATATTTGATTATACTTTGCGTAAACGTGCAGACTTGGTTGTACTAATCAATTAGTATTTAAAAAGAGTCTCAATTTTTTTGAATATGAATATATTGTACATTCATATTCAAAAGTTCTACGTGATCAATTCAAATATGGTCAACTGCAGATTATAAAGACATATTCTTCAGGGTTCTAATACGCAAATTAAGAGGTTTCTTGCTTCTAAATGTGCAATTCTTGGGTCTACAAGCTTCGCGATAAACCGTAGTATGCTGCCTATTTTTCATAGTCTGTTTCTTACATTTTAAAATCCTGCAGATTCTTCCTTTAGTTAATTTCATCTATGATACCCAAATATATTTAATTGGTAGATAATTTTATATTTAATTTATACAATTATATTAATGAGTTGCCCAAATGCTACAGCCCCAAAAAATATATCATTGAGTTTCATAGGAGACAATTATTGCGATTTAAAATGTGCATACAGTTTTTCTTATGCAGACAGTACCACTACTGGAACAAATCGCAATGATTATATACAATTGTCTTATGATAGAGGATCTAGCGATCCAGTAGTCTACAACAAGTATAACTATTATGTGGACCAAATTCGTTTGTACACTCCATCTCTTCATGCCTACAATGGGCAAAAGACAGATGCCGAAATGATCATTGTTCACTTGTGTGCGGGGCAAACACCCCTATTAGTTTGTGTTCCTATAAGGGTATCAAATTATGCTACAGCTGCGAGCCAACTTTTGACACAAATAGTTGAAACCATGTCTGCAAATGCACCTGTTGATGGGGAATCTACGCAAATTAACTTGACAGGTTTTAATTTGAGCAAATTTGTGCCCAAAAAACCTTATTTTTCTTATAGTGGAACCGTTCCATATCAAGATTGCACTGGTAATGTTGATTACATTGTATTTAATGTAAATGATGCAGCAATTGATATAACAAGTGATGCTTTAACAAAGATGAAAACCTTTATACTTGAAAATATTTATGACATTAAAAAGGGTGGCGAGCTTTTTTACAATGAAAATGGTCCAGGATCAGCAAATGGAAACGAAATATATATAGATTGCAAGCCCACTGGAGCAGATGAGGAAAATACAAAAGAAATTGTTACTCAAGTTGCAAATGATTTTAAATTTCCAACTTTGCAGCAGATTTTAGCAAATCCGTTTGTCCAAATGATTTTATCTGCTGCTCTTTTTATTTTAATATTAGCAGTTTTTTATGTAATTATTCAACTTGCATCAGGCAATGCTAGTGGTTTAGCCACGACTGTTGCTACAGCGGCAGCTAGTGTTACTGGAAGCAAAAAAGGAAGATCAAGAGAGGGTGGATCAAGAGAGGGAGGATCGCGAGAGGGAGGATCTTTATTAGCATCCACTCCACCAAGGCAAGCATCATTAAAGGTTGGAAATACTGTAGATGCTGGAGATTATTAGCAAAAACAAGTTAAAATTAACACCATAACATATAGTATATGAGCGAAATTCAAAAAAATACAATCCAAGAGATGATTTCAAAAAATATTCAAACTGAAAAGAACAAGTTTGACTGTTTAATGCAAGAAATAGAAAATCATATTGAAGGAGCTAAAGCCCACAATATGATTGAATTAAAGGAAAAGGCAAATAATAAAAAGAAAAAAGGAGATTTATTTGAAGCCTTTTGTTATTTATATTTGGAAAATGTTTTACAGCATGACCAAGTATGGTTTTACAAAGATTTCCCAAAAGAACTTAAAACTCAATTCCATTTAACAAAAAATGATTATGGTATAGATTTGCTTTCTAAAAAAGGAGATGCCTATTATGCAATCCAATGCAAATACAGAAAACCTGCAGACAAGCTGCAAATAATACCCTGGAGATCTTTGTCCACATTCTATGCAATTGTCGTTAAAACTGGACCATGGTTAAAGCATATAACAATGACAAATGTAAATGGTTGCAAACACATTGGTCAAAAAACGGAAAAAGATTGGTCTATTTGCATAGGAACATTTCGCAATATTGATCATTTTGCTTGGCTTAAATTGTGTGATCAAGAAAATTCTGTTCCAGAAATATTGCAAAGCGTCGACAACAATATAAACAATTTAGAGAAAGAAACTATGCGAAACAAGAGACTGGCGTATTTTGCAAAACCTCTTTAAGTGGTTCTGGAAAAACTATATTATGTGGACTTAAAGACCAGCGTTGATGGGTGCAGCATCATATTGGGGGTCCAAAATGGGCTTGAATGTGGCGGGACCATTGGGCTCGCTATTCACTAGGGGAGTCATATTTTTCACCACTTCTTGTTCCAAGGTCATGGGGAATTGGTTCTCTTGACTGAAAGGAGACCATTTGTATTCCTCCGTGGGGTAAGCGCTTGCAATGGCAGATGCACCAATCATGTGGCTAGATCTAACAATGAACTCATATGCAACAATTAATCCTAACACACCTAAAACGGGATTAGCATTGGCAAATAACATCAATGCAAGAGCAGCAATAACAACCTTGCCCCACATTGTGTCAACCATGGCAGCAAGTTTATCAGGCGTCTTGTAGCCCATGATTAAATAAATGACAAAAAGTACGGAGAGAAGTAACTGACCCATATGTCTTTTTTGGAATAAGCTGTTAAAATTGTCCATATATCATATCTACATATTTTATTCTGCTTTAACCCAAAAAACAAAAGAAGAAACAATATAGATACTAAATGTATTAGAATATAGTGTATTTAGCCATATGCAAAAGGAAGAACAAGATTTTAAAAACATAAACAATTTTAAAGTATTTGAGGCTCCTAAAATATTAAATACATACCTGGGACAAAAAGGTTACACTTTGTATAAGAAGGAACTTACAATTGAACAACAACAATTTATTAAAAAAGAATTAACAGTAAAACCTTATGCGCCAGGGATGAATCAACAAAATGCAAAAACTTTTCCAGCATTTAGAGAAGTGGATAAGAAATTATATGTACCACGTTATTTTGGAGAAAAATATTTTGGCAAGCCAACTGAATCTAAAATTGCACTTGGAGATGACATTAATATTGGCTTTAGTGGCGAGCTTCGCGAGAATCAAAAACCTGTGGTAAAGAGTTTTTTAGATCATGTTAACAAAGGGAAGACAGGAGGAGGCCTCCTTGATTTACCATGCGCTTTTGGTAAAACGTCCTTATCTTTATACCTTGTTTCCCAGCTTAAAAAGAAGACATTGGTTATAGTTCACAAGGAATTTTTAATGAATCAATGGATAGAGCGTATCCAACAGTTTCTTCCTTCTGCTAGGATTGGAAAGATCCAAGGACAGATAATAGACATTGAAAACAAGGACATTGTGCTGGGTATGCTTCAATCTTTGTCAATGAAGGACTACCCAGCAACCATGTTTGACAGCTTTGGCTTAACAATTATAGACGAGGTTCATCATATTTCCAGTGAAGTATTCTCATGCGCTCTTTTTAAACTTGTAACAAACTATACACTCGGCCTTTCCGCTACAATGAATCGCAAGGACGGGACAACGCACATTTTTAAACTATTTTTGGGAGACATTATTCACAAAGAAGTGCGAGGAAAGGATGATGCAGTCCTTGTTCGCGCGCTAGAATATGAATCTAACAACGAGGAATTTAATACGGTGGAGTACGATTATAGGGGGCAAGCAAAATATAGTACAATGATCAGCAAACTTTGTGAGTTTAGTGCGCGCACAGAGTTTATCTTGCGAGTTATAGGGGACATGTTAAAGGAAAATGATGATCAGCAGATTATGGTTATTGCACACAACAAGAATGTGCTAAAATATATTTTTGATGCAATTCAGCACAGAAAAATTACAACAGTTGGCTATTACGTTGGTGGAATGAAAGAGGCTGCTCTAAAAGAGAGTGAGGGCAAACAAGTTATTATTGCTACTTATTCAATGGCGGCGGAAGCGCTTGATATAAAAACCTTGACAACTCTTGTCATGGTCACGCCAAAAACAGACATAGAACAGGCCGTGGGCCGCATCTTGCGTGCTAAACATTCAACGCCAGTTGTAGTAGATATTATAGACCAACATGATCCTTTTCAAAACCAATGGAAAAAGCGTAAGGCATATTACATGAAAAATAATTATAAAATAATTCATACAAGTTCTTCAACTTATGATGCAGATATTACAAAATGGGATGTAATATATGAACCTGGAACCTCAACTAGGAAAGCTTGTGTGCGTGCTCCTAAAATAAAACCTACTAGTGAAGAGGCATTGCAAGGAAAGTGCTTAATAAAAATAAAAAGATCAGTAGAGGAGTAACTATAAACTTTTTTACCACCATCCCTTTGATGCTGAGCCCTGGTTTGTAAAATGATTGTAGTTATCAATGCAGTTCACGTGACTAGAGTGGCGCTCAATTGGAACGGGGTTAGCTAAAGCGCTTAAAGTAGGTGGAAGTTTTGTAGGAGCCCAAAAGCTTCCAGTCATGGGGTTGTTATTTTGAAACCGAGAATAGCCTCCGCGCATTCTTCTTGATCCCTTCATAGATTTACGAGACTTACGGCTAGTCTTTCTTAAATTGCGGCGGCTCTTATTAAAACGTGACATAACTCGCTTCTTCATGCGATTGATTCTCTTTTTAATACTTTTTCTTCCTCCCTTCATCTTATACATATTAGAAATATTATTTATTCTTTTGCGTAAATGGCGTGGCTTGCCTCCAGTTAAGCATGGAACAATAGACGCAGCAGCCTGAACATTATTATATGGTTCAGGTAATCCATGGTTTGGAATGGCAGAGCTAAATAACTGCCCACGAAAAGCAGAATTATCAATGTTTACAAGTGATCCATTCACTCCCGTTAAAGGAGCAGAAATGTTTCCATTTTTAAAAAGAAGTGATGACATGTAGTATATATTTACTCGTTATTTTAATTTTATTTGTAATTATAGCTGGTGTCTATTCACCAATCTATCTCCACGATTTGCAACTTTAATAGGGACCCATTTTTTAAACTTGAAATTGTAAACGCAATGCATTTTATAAGACTTGTCTAAAAACACAAACTTATCAACGCGTTCATTTTCAAATTCTTCTTCATCGTCGCTTTCCTCTAATGCATCTAAATTGGCATTTTCTTTAATGATTCTAAATAATTTGTTCATAAAAATGCTAGTTTTGTAATCAGGTATAAATGCAGTGTCATATAAAATCTCCTTACCATTTTCATATATGAACAAGTTATAAATGTCATTTTGTATGTCTGGCGTCACATTAAAAACTGCTTCGCACAAGTTGGATTTTTTTGGAGTGCGATTTATATTGTCATTTCGTGTATTGTGCTGCATTTTATACTGTGTTGTCTCTTGATACTGCGATCCATTTTTGTAATACTCAACATTGTATATAGCCTCGCGCCGATCATTAAAACGATATTGCAAATATTTAATTTTATAAGGCAATGTTTCTGCAAGCTGAATCATCTTAATGTGAGATTGGTTGTCACCATTATCATATACAATAGGCAGTCCAAACACTAATTGCTTCTTTGAAAAAGAATTTTGCCCCAATTCATTCTCAAACATAAATTTGCATAATTCTAATTTTTCAAATGTGGTCTTGGAAACCATTTCACCCTTATAATAAAGGACATCTTCAACAGAAAAAAATGGCGTTCTTAATGCCGCATTTGAATGCATAAAAGTTGTGCCATATAAAAGAGTCCCGTGGCTCAAAGAACTAGCAAAACTAGTTACTGCAAAATACACGTTACAAATCTTCTTATTCTCGGCAATTTGCAAAATATAACAGACATTTTTACTCTTATACGTGGAAAACCAGGCAAAACATTTTTTTCCCTCTGGAATTGCAAAAATAAAATTAGCGTTGTGAACCTTCTTATGCGCATATTTTTCATAAGAAAGTTCTACCTTTGGAAGTTCTCTTAGAACATTTTGAATATCGTGTTCGCTTAATTTTGAACTGTTCATTGCACTTTATACTTGTAATACTATGGTAATCTTTATATAATTTATAGAGTGTTTATACTTTTGTAATTTCATCAAATATCTTCTTCCAATCCAAATAAGAATATGTCCAATCTGGTTTAGAACTTTTATTTTCAACACTTATTAAATTTATCTCTTTATAATTTTCTTCAATTTTTACCTCACTATTATTTTCATTTGGTTTAATTGCTATTAATTCAAAATTGCATTTACTATTTATACGTTTTATAGTTTGTATAAATTTAACTCGTTGATCATTATTGATTTTGTCATATCTTATAAAATATATTTTCTCATTGCTATTAATGTATTCAATAATTCGCATAAATCGTCTTTTATATTTTTCAATAAACTCGCAAATATCTGCATCTGTGTATATAGCATTAACATCGTGAATAGAGGTGCAGCAAGGTAATGAACCCATAAGAATTCTCGCATATTTACTATCATGTGTTGGAGTTTTTTTACATTGTGCCGTGTTATTAGGTAAAAAGAATGTATCTATATTTCCAGAACTATAAATATTAAATAATTCAATAACTGAATCCATGTCAGTAATTAACCAATCAAAAAAAAGTGTGGGTGAACTTCCTATATGCTTATTTATTTGATATTTAACCATACATCCTCTTCCTATGCTAATAAAAACCATTATTAAATTTATGTGTGATATATAATGCGCATAAATTTATAATTTTATAACCTTTAATTTACAACCCCAATTTTACAATAAAGACGGATTCTTAATCAATTGTTTCCAAGTATTAATCCTATTTACTGCATCTAATTGCAGACCAGGAGCCTTCATTCTGGCATAATCTGTAAGAAGAAGACCATCATCCGTGTGCTTTAGAACGCGATTTTCAAACAGAGTATTTGCACTATCAAATGCATCAAGAATGTTTCCATGCTGTTGCCGAATGTTATACATCATACATCTTTCAAAATCATACGCAGTCAATAAATCGGCTTCGCGAACAATGTGATATGCATTTTGATATCTACCAAGATCAGGAAATCCAACCTTCTTAACCTTTGAATAAGACATGGTTGAAATAATTTGTTTTGTGGCCTTAATTTCATCCTTGTACAGTTTATCTTTTAAGAACTCTTCAATTTGGGCTATGCCTTCATTTTCATCCATATATTTTTTGTCGCACATGTCATGAATAATAGCAGATACATAAATAAGCCTTTCTTGCTCTGCTAACCATGAATTCATTGAAAGCTCGCTCTGGAATATCTCGTGTGTAAAGCGAAGAATGTCCATGCTATGGCGCAAGCCATGAGTTTCATCAATTGCATACTTACTAGAGGTTGCAATCACAAAGTAGAATAGCTTTGTTAGCAAAGTGGTCATTATTCTGTCTATTTATTAACTACAGATATCTAATTTAAATCAATTTTATTATAAATAGACAAAATGTCTAATAGTTGCTATAATTTCCTTGTGAAGATGTTGATGAAGATGAAAATGAGCTAATGCCTGGTGCAATATTCATACTATCTAAAAATGATATATCTGTTGTAGAAGAAGGTGTGTTCATTTGCTGTTTAAGAAAATTCTTTAATTCGTCTTTCATATTTGTAGGTGTAGTTGTTGACTCTATACCAAAATTAGTGGGATCATCCTCTTGATCAAAAGTATTTGATTTTGATGATGACATAACATTAAACATATTTTCATACTTTTGATTAGGTGTAGTTACTAAATCTTTTATTTTTGGAACTGTCAAGGTAGACTTAAAAAATCCAATTAAATTGTGAACCAAAAAAATAAATATGACTGAAATTATTGATATTTGAATGATCCAGAGAAGCATATAATAATAAAAGATTAGTAAAACAGGGATAAAAACACATTAAGTTCTTCCTTTACAAAATGGTTTTCAATATCTTCATTTGTTTTAAAATAAAAATTTAATAGCGTAAATGTTTCATAACGAGAACAGCCGTGCAAACTAGATTTATTTCCCTCTACAATAAACTTGACAAATGGACTATTGTAAAATTCAAAGGTTGTTACTGGAACACTAACATAATCAACTGGGATCTGCGATACTACTGAAGTTTTTTCATAATAGCTTTCATCTAAAATTAGGCTAAAGCCTGCAATAAAATCTTTGTAGTATTTTATTGGTTTATCTATTTGTTTTAGTTGAAAAAAAGATCCATTTTCAATCAAAAAAATACCTTCTTCCTTTGAATACAGTTCCGTATGATCTCGTTGAGTTTTAAAATAAATATCAATACGATTAAGAATCTTACTAATTTGCTCAATTGAAAAGTTTTGAATATAAATTCTAGTTTCTAAAGTCATTAGATATTATTAGATAAACTATTTAAACCTATTCCAAATGAAATAAATATATAAGCATGAGTGATAAGCCAGAAAAGAAAAAGGCAACTAAGAAAAATAAAGATAGTTCAGTAACATCAATACCGTCGTCATTTAATATTGTAACAGAGAAATTGGATTTAACAAGTGAAACGGATGCAAATCTTGCGACGGGTGAAAAGCCTGTGATGGGTGACAAGGTAACTATAAGCATAATCATTGTTGAAAAGGGTGGTTCTCTCAAAGAGTTGACTGTAAAGGACTATATTGAAGCTGATCTTTACAAAAAATGTGGATTTAAGAAAGCAGACGGGTTTAAGAAGGAAACTGATTGGGTAACAAAGGTTGATGGAAAAAAATATGTAGTCTCGGTTTATGGTAAGACTGATGGAAAGGCAAATATGGAAAATAAATACGATTTCCCTCCACCAGTTGACAACACGCTATTTTTTGGAAGCTGTGCATTGGTTGCGTCTTTAAAGCAGGATGATGGTCAACTTGTTTTAACTAATTTGTCACAACCATTGTGGTTAAAAATTTATGAAAAATTGTTTGGTGGTTTTGAAGATCTTGCTGCAACTTGTCAAGAGGATGAGGAGGAGGAAGATGAGCTTGATAATGTACCTGCATCAAAAAAGACCAAAAATGGATACTTGAAGGATGGATTTGTCGTTGATAGTGATGGAGATGAAGATGATTACGACAATTCATCTTTAGAAGAGAGCGAATCCCTTGATGACACAGATGAAACTAGTGAAGGCGTGCTTGTTTTGGAAGATATCGGGTCGGAGTTGAGTGAAGAGGAATACGAAGATGAAGATGATGACAATAATACGCCAACAAATAAGTAAAATGTAATTATAAAAATCATTAACTCTAAAACCAATTTATTTATTAAAATATAATATAATATCAATATATTTTAATAAGAAAAATAATGTTAAAAAACAAAAACCCATTTGGATTAGTAATAGAGGTGGAAGCATCTCAAGAGTATCGCGACCCAACTGAAACTCCAAGAGAAGGGGAAGGAGAAGATGAAGGTATTATGGAAAATATTAATCAAAGATTAGTTGCACAAAGTGAAGGAGCTCAACAGGTAAAATTAAAATTGTTAGAAAAAGCTAGCGTCGTTTTAAGTTCTTATGATGAAGGTTCAAAAGATTTTTTAGATGAGTTTTTTAAAAAAGAGGATACAGTCACAAGACTTTCAGTTCATACAAGAACCTGGGCTACAGATAAACGAGGACAAAAATTAGCAGTCCAGGGATCTGTTTTTTCTTTAAAAGAAGGAGAAAACACTAAAATTTTAAAACTTTATAATTTTGATTGTAGTGAAATTATTGAGGCAAAAATTGTATTAGAAATAGTATTTCAAAAATATGCAAAAGAGTTGAATGAATCTTGTGGATTTTTTTCTCCCCAAGTAATTCGTTATGGAAAAGTTAACTTAACGCGGAAACAAATGGATGAGATGGGTTTTGATAGAAAATGTTTATTCTATATTGTTATGGAAAATATGCAAGGTGTTTCAATTAAAGAATTATTGTTGAATCCGTTATTCGCAAACTATTGCAAAATGATTAAAAGAAAAATAAAGGATATTGTTGCTTGTTTAATTAGACACAACCTTTTTCACAATGATTTAAATGGTGGCAACATTTTTGTTTTAAATCCTGATGATTTGGCGAATGCTGAAATAGGTATTATAGATTTTGGAGAAGCTGGCATAACTGCAAGTGATAACGTGATGCTTTTATTTGAGTGTCCAAAAAGAGAATTTGAACCTACTATGAGTCAAAGAACAGAGAGCATGGAATCAGTTGTAGATCCTTGGGCATTTTACAATCTTGAAGAGGAAGAGGAAGAGGAATACGAAGCTACACGTAAAAAGGCAAGACCACCATCCCCTTTTGATCATGGAGGAAAAAGGAAGAAAACTATAAAAAACCTCTTTAAATCAAAATACAGAGAATCTAAAAAACACAGAATTTCACAGAGTAACCATAAAATAAAACGTAGTAAAAAACACCACAGCAAAACTTTAAAAAAAAATAATGCAAGACATCGCCTTAATAACAATCGGCGATCACATTCCAAGAAAGGAATGAAAAGAAAATAATACACATAATAGACCAAATAAATATTAAAATTGATATAGATTTAAATATTAGTCATTTAAATCTATTAGTATACGTGAGCAATGATGCGAAAGATTGAATCCCCCGATAAATTCCGCCAGAATATTTGCGAAAAGTTGAGCACATTTGTAGATGATGAAAAGAAGTGCACAAACATGGAAAGAGGAGTCTACAATTGGGCCCTTAAAGAGGCGTCCAATCGCAAGGTTGTTAAGAAGTGGGACAACCCATTCTTTGTTCAAATCTATCTTGATCGGCTAAGAAGCGTTTATATGAACCTTAAAAATCCTGATCTAGTTGAAAATATTAAATCTGGAAATGTAAAATCCAATATGATTGGCTTCATGACCCACCAAGAAATGAAACCAGAGAAATGGGATGAGCTAATTCAAGCAAAGATCAAGAGAGATAAGAATAAGTATGAGGTAAAGTTGGAAGCCGCTACAGACACGTTCAAGTGCAGAAAATGTCACTCTAATAAATGTACATATTATCAGATGCAGACGCGTTCAGCTGATGAGCCCATGACAACCTTTGTCACCTGCATTGAGTGCGGCAATCGTTGGAAGTGTTAAAAATAAAAATAAAAATTAAAGCATAAAAAAAATTATACCTGCAAGGAAAAAAACCAAAATACTAGACATCATAATTGCGCTATCCAAAAACAGTATTTTTTTTTGTTGATTTCTTCTAATTATTGTATTTGCATTTACATTTGCAACATTATTAGAAGTCGCGGGAGCACTCGCAATATACTCTTCAAATTTTTCAGGCGCATTAATCAAGTCCAGCAACAACTTTTCAGGAAATCTAGGATGCACCTTTCTTAAAAACATTGCATATTTTTCATCTTGCAGACTTTTTCCAATAAACAAAATATCATCTTTGTTTCCTTCTACAAAACAATGAGGACTAGTAGGGCTAGTCATTCTGCTCCAATCAGTAATGGTACTTGTGGCATTAACTACAGAATCTAATTCATTAAATGATTTTAAAATAATAGCAAATATGCTTTCATTTGCCAAACCTCCTGAACAAATTAAATCATATGTTTCTTTATTATATTTTATGTATGCAATGCACCTCTCAACATCCTTTTTCTTTAATACAAACCAGGGCGCATTTGCCAAATGAAATTTTGAAGGCAAACGATTAAGGTTTGCACGTTTATGAAAATCTATATTCCAGTAAGCGGGTTTCCAGCCCATAATAGTTTTATCATAATTTTCAAAAAACAATGCGCGGAATTTTTCAGGAGGAATAATTGGAACGCAAGAGTCTGTTAAAAAACAAAACCATTCATTTTCAGGATCTTTTTTAAGAGCATATATCATTGTCATAAAATATGCTGGGACTACATGAAAATAGCTTGTATTAGCGACCAAATTCTGTGGAATGCAATGACTTTTAATCCACGGAGACTTAATTTTATTAAAGTCTTTGCAGTGAAAATAAACATTTATAATATCTTTATTAGCATCTACCCATTGTCGCCACAGATATTCTTTATTTAAAATATGTTCGTAACTTATTATGAAGCAGAGAGCAGCCTTCATTATATATTTATTTGGAATGCAATCTTTAATACAATATAATATAATTTGACCACAAATAAAACCTAAAAAATTATATTTATATAATATAACAAACCTGAATGGCAAGAGCATTATATAAAATAACTAAAGGTGATACTCCCGAACAAATTAAAAATAAAACTTATTTTGCGGGAGAAATTGAAATAGATGGCACATTATTTAGTTATGAAATTTTTTTACTTCCAATAATTCATAAAAAAGAAAAGGAGCTTAAAGCTGTGCATGAATATTTAATTAAAAAGCTAGGAACACGTTTAAAAGATGGTAAGGCGTGTTTAGATATAACTGAAGATGTTGTTAGAAGCAATATTGAGAGTGGAAATTACAGTGCATTTGGATTTATTAAGAATTTAACGGATGATACTGAATGGCTTGATGAAGCGTCTGGTACAATGCAGTACTACGATTGGTGTAAAAAAAGAAAAGGTCCTCAACTGTGGATAAATGATCTTTGCAGAATCACCGAACCAGTTTCAGCTCCAATTGGAGGTAAAAAACCTTCTACAAGTCCTTTAAAAGCATTAATGACCGTATTTGAACAAGTTGCGGTTAAATTACTTGGTGCAAGTCTAATGCACCTGTATTTATTAGTAAGAGACCAAGAACCCGAAAGAAGTGTTCTTCCTGGAATATATAATAAATATGGATTTTCCGTAGTAGATATAAAATCTTGTCATTTTAAAGACTACATTGTTATGAGAAAGGTTATAACCGAACGCGAACTAGGTTATAGCCAACTTGTATCAAGTGCGCAAGATATTAGTAGTCTAACTCAACAAGTATCTTCAAGTAGAACATCTGCAAGAAGCTCAACTCCACTAGAAACTGTTAATCCTGATTTTTTAAACGACTATCATGCAGTAGAAGGATTTCATAGTATATTTGAAACACCTGAACTTTTAAGCGATGAATCTTTAAGACAAACGACTACAAGAGACTCTGTACTTGGAGAAGGTGTTCGTTATACAAAAATAAAAACACAAAAAAAACACAAAAAAAAAAAAAAAAAAAAAACAAA